CATTCAAATAACACACAAGTCACTCCTATGAGGGGGTGTAGTAAGAAAGAAGGTGCATAAATAGTGAAAAACGATCTAAAAACAGAGAAAGAAGAACGAATTGAACAAAAAAGAGCCGAACTCACAAAACAATTTTCTAAGCTGGACAAGGGTCATAAAAAGGTTGTTACTTCACTAATCAAGAATGCAGCCTTCATGATTATTACACTCGAGGATCTGCAGGATTCGATTAACCTCAATGGAGTAGTGAGCGAGTATCAAAACGGTGAAAACCAATGGGGAACGAAGAAGTCCCCAGAGGTTGAAATATATAACACCATGATTAAAAACCACATGACGATCATGAAACAGCTCACGGACCTACTTCCTAAAGAAGAGGTTCAAAAGGAACAGGACGATGGATTCGAATCGTTCGTGATGGATCGTTGAGAAAACAGTACCCACTCACATATAACCCTATCATCGACTACTGGAACAAGATCGATGCAGGAACTGAGTTAGTCAGCGACAAGGTTCGAAGGGTTTATAAGAAGCTAGCCGAGGATGTTCACGACACAAGCGGTATATATGAATACGATCCGCGCCGAGCCAATCATGCAATAGAGTTCATTGAGAACTATTGCAAACACTCCAAAGGTAAATGGGGCGGAAAACCGATCGAGTTGGAACTGTGGCAGCATGCTTTCTTAGCAGCAACATTCGGCTTTGTTCATAAGATTGATGGTACTCGTAAGTATCGTGAAGTGTTCCTAGTTGTCGCTCGTAAAAACGGCAAGTCAACAATTGCATCAGGCATTGGCTTATACCTTCAAGTTGCTGACGGTGAAGCGGGTGCAGAAGTGTACGCAGTAGCGACAAAGAAAGATCAAGCTAAGTTGGTATGGATTGAATCAAAGCGGATGGTTAAGAAGTCGCCAGCTTTGTTGAAACGTATCAAACCGCTTGTATCTGAATTGGTCTGTGACTGGAACGACAGCAGCTTTAAACCGCTCGGATCAGATAGCGACACATTGGATGGTCTTAACGTACATGGCGCTATGCTTGATGAAATACACGCTTGGAAAGACAAGAATCTGTATGACGTTATCGTTGACGGTACGAGCGCACGAGAGCAGCCGTTGATCGTCATGATAACAACTGCTGGAACGGTGCGTGAAGCCGTATATGACATGAAGTACGATGAAGCCGAACGAGTGTTAAACGGTTATTGGGATGTTGACGGGTACAAAGATGATCGGTTCTTGCCAATCGTGTATGAACTTGATGACCGAAACGAATGGACAGATCCGACCAAGTGGAAGAAAGCTAATCCTGGTCTTGGCACAATCAAAAAAGAAGATCAGCTGCAGACCAAAGTCAATAAAGCCAAAGCCAATCCGATGCTCGTCACAAACCTTTTAGTTAAGGACTTCAACATTCGTGGAAGCAGTAACGAATCGTGGCTGACGTTTGAAGAAATCAATAACACAGAGCCATTTGACATTGAATACTTACGCGGTAGCTATGCGGTTGGCGGTGTTGACTTATCAAGCACGACAGACTTAAGCTGCGCAACATTGCTTATGCAGAAGCCTGATGGCAAGACGTATGCACTACAGCAGTATTTCCTCCCAGAAGAACTTATAGAGCGTAGGGTGAATGAAGATAAGATCCCTTACGACAAATGGGCAGAACGTGGCTTGTTGACGCTGTGTGAAGGGAATAAGGTTCGATACTCAGATGTAACGGTATGGTTTCAAAAGATGTACGAGCAATATGAGATCATTCCAGTTTGGATTGGCTATGACCCTTGGAACTCAGACTATTGGGTTGAGGAAATGAAGGATCACGGCTACACGCTCGAGAAGGTTCGTCAAGGGGCACAAACACTATCCCAACCAATGAAAGAGATGGGTGCAGATCTCGCCGCCAAACGAATCAACTATAACAACAATCCTATTCTTAAGTGGTGTTTGACTAACACAAGCGTCAAGCGAGATGAGAATGATAATATTCGCCCGATCAAGGGGCAAAACCAAAGGCAGCGTATAGACGGCGCTGTCTCTTTGTTGATTGCCTATACAGTCATGTTCCAAAAGTTGAGTGACTATAAGGCTCTTATTTAAGGAGGTGAGGAAACTGCAAAAGCGATCTTTATTTTACAAGATATTCGGTAGACAACCGCTAAGACCAAGCGGAGAAACGACACAACTCCAAATGTTAAACGGATTTGCTCCAACGTTTACAACGTTTGGCAATGAAGCGTATGACTCGGACGTTGTGAGGGCTGCTATTGATGCCATTGCGCGTAACGCAGCTAAGTTAAAGCCAAGACATATACGGCGCAGAGATGGGAAGCTAGAGCCTTCTAATTCTAGGTTGGAGAGATTGCTGCAGATCAGACCTAACCCATACATGGACACATACAGCTTTCTTTACAAGGTCATAACTCAGTTATATCTCAAAAACAATAGTTTCATATTCGTAGCTTGGAACGAGAATGGGACCTTGAGAGAGTTGTACCCAGTTAACTCAGCGTCCACCGAATTATTGGAGAACAACGGCGAAATATATGTGCGCTTTAACTTCATGTCTGGTCAGCAAGCTGTGGTTCCCTATAACGATGTCATTCACCTAAGACGGTTCTTTTATAAAAATGACATGTACGGTGAGACATCAGACGCGGCTCTTAACCCTACTCTTGAATTGATCCATACGACAAATGAGGGCATACAGAACGCAATCAAAACGTCTGCTAATCTTCGAGGTTTATTGAAATATACAACCATGCTGAAAGACGAGGACATCAGGAAGAACAAAGAAATATTTGTTCGTGACTACATGAGCGTTTCGAACAATGGCGGTATAGCTGCTTTAGATTCCAAAGCTGAATACCAGGAACTAAAGAATGAACCGAAGATGGTTGATGAAAAGCAAATGTCTCTCATCGAGAACAAGGTATACAAATACTTTGGGGTAAATGAGCAGATCGTCATGAGCAAGTACAGCGAAGATGACTGGAACAGTTTTTACGAGTCGATATTAGAACCTTTAGCACTGCAGATGTCACTCGAATTTACGCAAAAACTGTTCACTGAAACAGAAAGAAATCACGGAAACGAAATCATTTTCGAAGCCAACAGACTTCAATACGCTAGCAACCAAACAAAGATCAGTGTGATCGAAACGCTAATGGATCGCGGATTGATGTCAATGAACGAAGCGCGCGAGGTATTCAACCTTGCTCCTATTGAGGATGGAGAGAAGCGTATAGTTAGTCTCAATTTTGTTAGCGCCGATCTAGCAGATCAATATCAGGTTGGGAAAGGCGGTGATGAGAATGGACAAGATCCAAGCGAAGATGAAGGATCGTGATTATCGCAAATTTGACTTTGAAATCAGAACAGCTGACGATGACATGATTGTTGAAGGGTACGCGCTAACCTTTGATGAACCCACAGTGCTTTACGAATACGATGGTGTGCAATACAAGGAAAAGATCGCGCGAAGCGCATTAACAGGCGCAGACCTATCAGATGTCATATTCAACTACAATCATGGTGGTAAAGTCATGGCAAGAACACGAAATAAGACCCTTGATCTCCGAGTGGATGACAAGGGTCTTTTTGTTACCGCTCATTTAGGCGGTACAGAGGAAGGTCGCAAGCTGTATGAAGAGATTCGCGGTGGGTACATCGACCGAATGAGTTTTTCCTTTAAGACTCAGGAAGACTCCTATGACCGCGAGAGTCACACGCGCACCATCCGAAAGCTAAAAAAACTGTATGACGTGTCCGCTGTGGATATCCCAGCTTACGATACTACTTCAATTTCTGCAAGGAGTTTCTTCGAACTGGAGAGGGAGAAGGAACAAAAGGCGCTGGAGAGTGCTGAATTGCGGAAGAAGTTAATAATTCAAACTTACTTTTAAGGAGAGATGAGAAATGAATAAACGCATTATGGAAATCGAAGCACGCAAGGCAGAATTGAGAGCATTACTTGAAGGTGAACAAGAGGTTAACTTGCAAGATGTACAGGCAGAATTGCGCAAGCTTCAAGACGAAAAGGCACAAATTGAAGAGCGCACGAAGACAGCAGCATCTATCACAACAGGCGCGATTCCTGCAAACGTGTTGGTTAAGCCAGCCGCAGAAAAACGCAACTTTGAAGAGATGAACAAGGAAGAGCTGCTTGCTTCTCCTGAGTATCGCTCCGCTTACTTGAAGCGTCTGCAAGATCGCGAACTTAATGAGACTGAAAAGCGTGCCTTGACTACTGCTGCCGCATCTGCTGGCGCTGCTGTTCCTACAACAACGCTTAACATGATCATCGACAAACTGCGTCAAACAAGCGCTTTGTTCCCACTGATTAACGTTTCGTATGTTCCAGGCAACCTGCGTTTGGCTGTGGCTAACGCTAAAAATGCTTCGTCTTGGAAGGCAGAAGGATCAAACGGAACTGCTGCAGATGATACTCTTGTAGCGGTAAACCTGACAGGATTCGAATTGATTAAACTGGTTGAGATCTCAGCTGCTGCCCAAGCAATGGCAATTGATGCTTTTGAGTCTTACATCGCTGCCGAGATTGGTCGTCAGATGGCTATCGCTATCGAAAATGCGATCTTGAACGGTACAGGTACTAATCAGCCGACTGGTATTCTTACTGGCGTAACATGGGATGCAACAAACAGCGCAACTTTCGCTAACAATGCATCAGTAAGCTATGACAACTTGGTTGATATGCTGGCGTTGCTGCCAACGATGTACCATGATCGTGCGCACTTCGTAATGAACCGTAAAACATTGTTCGGTCAGATCCGTAAGATTAAATCGACTGACGGCACACCGATCTTTGCATACAATCCGCAAGATCGTACAGCAATGACGATTCTGGGTTATCCGATCGTTCTCGATGACATGGCTCCAGACGATACAATCTTGCTTGGTGATCTTGGCTACTACTACTTCAACTTCTCACAAGCACCTGCAATTGAGTCTAGCGCTGCAGCTGGCTTCATGAGTGGTAAAGTTGTATACCGTGGTTTGGCAGTTGCCGATGGCAAGCCAGCACTGAACGAAGCATTCGTTAAACTCACCAAAGCTACAACGTAACAATGAACTAGGGCGTCATCATGGCGCCCTTTTCCTCTTGGGGGTGGAGCGATGCTAAACGACATTAAAACGGCTTTACGCATTAGCCGAGCGACAACAGCGTTTGATGGTGAGATTACAGACTTAATAAATGCTGCTAAGGCGGATCTGCAGATCACTGGTGTTAAGGTTGACGATGAAGCTGACTCACTCATTAAAAGAGCCATAACAACATACGTCAAGGCTCACTTTGGTTGGGATAATCCCGATGCAGAGAAATTGCAACAAAGCTACAACATGCTCAAAATGCATTTGTCGCTTTCAATGGAATATGGTGCATCGTCATGATGTGGAGGGACGTTATTCAGCTTGTCGGAATCACTGAAGCAGATGACGGTGGCGGTGGGATCATCGAGACAGAGACACGGCGAGAAGTGTTCGCCAATCGGAGATCAATCAGACAGTCAGAGTTTTACCAAGCGCATGCAGCAGGATTGAAACCCGAAATGATGTTTGAGATCAGGTTGATCGACTATGCAGACGAGGAATGGCTTGTTGAGAACGGCAAGAAACGGCGTATCATGAGAACTTACTCTAAAAATGGTGAGATCATTGAACTTGTTTGCTCGGGAGTTGAGGTCTAATGACGAAGGCTAGAATTAAAATCGATGTTGAAGGCATTGATGATATACTCAACAAATTCAGTCGCTTCGACCAAGAGGGTCGCGTCAATCTCCGTAAAGCGGTTAGATCAAATGCCAATGCACTCAGAAAAGCCATACAATCCCGCGCTCCAGTCGATTCGGGGAATCTCAAAAGTTCGATAAAAGCCAAGTATGAAAAAGATGGTTTTGGGGCTGATGTCGGACCTGTTAGTGGAAAAGGTTCACACGCTCACTTGATTGAGTTCGGGACAGTAAAAATGCCAGCGCAACCATTCATCACACCATCAGCAGAGGAACAAAAACCAAAGTATGAAAAAGACATTAAAGGCGCGATTAAGGGGGCGATACCATGAGTGGTAGCGCTTTTTGGGCGCTTCAAGTCGCTGTACGCAGTCGCCTTATTGCTGACCAGACGCTAATGGCGAAAGTTAAAGGCATTTTTGATGCCGTACCCGACAATCAGACATTCCCTTATGTAACGATTGGCGATGTAACGAGTGTTCCAAACCGAACGCTTGATAAGTTTGGCGAAGAATGCACGATTACATTACACATATGGAGCCGATACAACGGGTTCAAAGAAGCTGCAGAGATATTAAACGACCTCAATCGCCTATTAGCGGATGAGTTTTTTTCAGTGTCTGGGTGGCAGGTGGAGGGTTGCTATTACGATTTTAGCGAGACTCTTCGAGATCCAGACGGAATAACAAGACACATCCCTGTAAGATACAGGGTCAAATTAACAAAGGAGTGAGTTGAATGGGAGCAACAGCAGGATTTGAGGGTGGATTGTACTTAGCCGAAGCAAGCACGCAAACTCCAATCGCAAAGGTAAGAGAAGCAACGCTTTCTATCGAAGCGGAGACAATTGATACAACTAACTTCGACACAAATGGTTGGGCTGAAAACATCCCTTCTTTCAAGTCATGGAGCGTTGAAGCGGAATTGCTTTATGTACCAGATGATGAGTCCCAAGAGGGCTTAGAAGATGCTCTAATGGCGAATACACCAGTTGAGGTTGTGTTATATCCGAAAGATGTTGCAAGCGCAAAGGGATATAAAGGAACCGCTTATATTACTAGCTTTGAACTCGGTGTGCCAGTCGATGATGCGGTTACAATGTCGGTTACATTGACTGGATCGGGCGCATTGGCAACAACAACGAAAGCCTAGGAGGAATAGTCATTGAGCCAACAATACGTTGAGTTAGAAATTGGGGGGAAGGAGCGCTTGCTGCGCTTTGACTTCAACGCTGTGTGTGACGTAGAGGAACGGACAGGTAAAGGCATAGGCGCGATCTTCTCTGAATCGCAAGTGGGTTTTAATACGGTCCGTTTGCTTCTTTGGGCGGGGTTGAAATGGAAGATACCAGGACTGCAACCGCAACAAGTAGGACAGTGGTTACAACAAGAAGCTGAACACGGTAAACAACCAATGGATTACATTCAACCGATCATGGTTGCCTTGAAAAAGGCTAAGATTCTGCGTGAAGCAGAGACGGAAGAACAGGAAAAAAACTCAGTGAGCAGTCAGGAGACGGTAGACTCCCATGGGGAGATCTGAAAAAAGTCTCTTACGGGCTGCTCGGACTCAAACCAAGCGAGTTTTGGCTGCTGACATACGATGAGTTCCTAGACATGTACGAAGGTTATAAACACCGTTCAGAAGTGGAAATGGAACGGATTGCATGGCATGCAGCTAACTTGATGAACGTCCACTTGAAGAAGAACAGCAGAGTAAGCGTTGATCAACTTCTAGGCAAAAACAAACGAAAGTCAATGACACAAGAGGAACGTTCAGCAGGAATTGAAAAGCTAAGGAAGTTGACAGGGGGCCGTTAGGCTCCCTTTTTGTATTAATGCCCGAAAGGGGTGTTTTGATTGGCTGAAACAATAGCATCTATGGCTGTCCGTATCGGTGTAGACCTTAAAGGATTCACCAAGGATATGGACGAGTTTAGAAAGACTTGGAGCAGAGTAGGAAGTCAGGTGCAGCAAGTAGGCTCACAGATTGGAACGGCATTTACTGCTGCTGGCGCTGCAATAACGGCTGGTTTGGGTGTATCGGTAAAAGCTGCAATGGACTTCGATAAGGACATGAGCAGAGTTGGAGCGATTGCAGGGGCAACAGAAACCGAATTCGAGTCTATGAGACAAACTGCGTTGAATCTAGGCGCGTCAACTTCTAAATCAGCGTCAGAAGTAGCAAAGGGAATGGAATTGATGGCGACGAAAGGATATGACGCGAATCAGGTAATGGCTGCAATGCCAGGTGTTATTGCTGCAGCGGAAGCATCTGGTGAAGATATGGCTTTGACAGCTGACACTGTGGCGAGCGCATTGAACGCCTTTCAAATGGAAGCTAAAGACGCTTCTAGGGTTGCAGATGTACTAGCGATGTCCGCTAATACTTCTGCTGCAGGAATCACCGATCTGCAGTATGCGTTTAAATACGCAGCACCAGTCGCTAAAGCGTTGGATATATCGATGGAACAGCTAGCCGCTGCTACGGGCATTATGGCTGATAACGGCATGCGTGGCGAACAAGCAGGTACTACTTTGAGGGCTGCCCTACTACGTTTGACCGACCCACCAAAGGAAGCGGCGAACCAGTTGAGAGAACTTGGTGTTTCCGTCACAGATGCAAGTGGCAAGTTCTTGCCGTTCGATCAGATCATAGGTCAATTAAGAACATCAACGGATAATATGAGCAATTCTCAAAAGGCAGCGGCTTTGTCAACAATATTCGGCACAGAAGCGATGACGGGCATGCTTTCACTGGTTGAAGCAGGACCAGAGAAGTTTAATGCCCTCACGGAAGGACTGATTAACTCTGGCGGGGCGTCAGCCGAGACAGCAGCGCTAATGAAAGATAACTTGGCTGGGTCTATGGAAGAACTAGGAGGAGCCGTGGAGACGCTTCAAATAAGCTTGGGATCAGCATTAGCGCCAGCTATTAGAGCCGTAACGGAAGCAGTGACAGGAGTTGTTAACTGGTTCAATCAGTTGTCACCTGCTACACAGAGGAACATTGCAATTGCAGCTGCATTAACAGCGGGCTTATTGGTACTGGTCGGGGTTGTCGGTTTTCTTGCTGCAGCAATCGGTACGCTAATGACAGTCAGTTGGGCTGTAATCGCGCCGATAGCAGGAATCATTGCAATCATTACCGCTGTAATTGCCGCAGTAGTAGCCCTGACAGTGATCATCGTTAAGAACTGGGAAGAGATCAAAGCTTTCACGACCAGCACTTGGGAAACGATTAAACAAGCATTACAAACGGCTTGGGATTGGATCGTTGGTTTGTTCACAAAAGTGTGGGAAACGATTAAGCCCATTGTTTCGACTGGATGGGAAGCGATCAAGGCACTATTTACAACGTACTTTGGAGCAGTTAAAGCCATTGTTTCTTCATCTTGGGAAGCTATTAAGACGATATTCTCAACCGTCTTTCTGGCGATATACTATCTTGTTACAGGACAATGGAATAAAATTGGAGAACTTTTTCGTACAGCAGGAGAAAAATTAAGAGGTATTGTTTCTGGGTTATGGGAGAAGTTGAAGGAGATATTCTCTGGTGGATTTACCAAGGTCACACAATCCGCTAGTGAAGGATGGAAGAACATTAAAACCGCCTTTTCGAATGGTTGGGAAGCCGTTAAAAAGTTCATGAGTAA